TGGATTGGTTTAAAGAAAAACGGATAGTTAACGGATATTGGTACAACTTTATCTGTGAACATCTTTTTAGCATCTGCTCCAGACTTTGAAAGGATACCGAATCTTGCATCACTAGATATTGTGGCTTGGTTAACGAGTTCAGCTGAGGACATGAAAGAAAATCCACTCCGTCTGTTTTTAAGATAGCACATTCCATAACATCTATCATCTGCTTTGCATGCTTCCCAAAATATGAAGAAGAGTCTGTTTGACTCTCTATAATCGGGAGCTCCGACATCGATTTTTGACCACTGCAAATACATGTAATGAGTACCAGTGATGTAAGTAGGCACACTGTTATTAAGAAACCAGTAACCGTCTGATCTACGTTTAAATTCTTCATCTATATAATCGTACCATTTTTCTTTAAAATCTGAAGGATATTCTTCCCAATCAAACCTTGTTTTTATTCTAGCTAATTCTTTTGGATATTCTTGCCTTTCCCAGTATTGTTCCTCTTTATTATCGCTTCGTTTAAAACATTCTTCTTCTGCTGGTAAAGCGATGCGAAGATTTTGTATTTCAATAACCTGTCCAATTTTTCCTGTTTTACTAATTACTATAAAATCGTATTCTGGATCATAACCATACTCCCACTTCTTTAGTCTATTTTTCTTTTTTAATATAGAGGGATTAACAACTTCGTCTATTATTTTTACTAATGTTTGCTCGTAACTCATTTACTACGCCCTTCTGCAAAGCCTCTAAATATTTTTTGTTCTTTAACTTCTTTAGGTTTTTCGCTTAGTAATTCTTCTTCTTCGTTAATTTTATTTAGTATCTCAAAAGCATCCATTATAGCTAACTTTTTAGTAGCAGCGGCATTTTTAAGTCTGTCAGCAGAGACATCGTCTCCTGAGTCTACGATCTTTTCTTGAGCAACTTTAACTAACTCGTCAATTGCTTTTTGCCCAGCTGCTATTATCTTTAGTTTAGTTTTCTTCGTATCCATAAGTAATAGCTATGTCTTTTGATTTCATACAATATAATTTTTCGTCATCTATAACAAACTCAAATTCAGAGTTTGGTGTAAATATAACAAGTGCTCCAGGTTTCAATCCTACAGCTTCTAAAGAACTGTTTGAATATTTCAATATACCAAAGTGTTCCTTCTCATTACTTACGGTTAGATGTGACTTTTCTTTAATAGGCTTGACAAAACAATAATCTAAATGACAGGTTTTATTATACATATATATTTGATCTAAAGAACAAAAATACATATCGTCCTTAAAATAACTCGCACTGTTTCTTTCTTTGCCCTTTTGATCATACCATCTTCTAAAAATGTTGTGATGTATATATACTATATCACCCTTTTTTATATCAGTATCAAAAGCTGTAGGAGTAGAAACCACTACAGCTTTTTTACTTATAAACTCATGCTTTGATATAGTAGTATTGATGATAATTGATTTACCATTTACTTCTTTAACATTGTCATATCTTTCAAGATAAGGTTTAACAATGAAACTATATAGGCTTTTCATTAGTATTTCAAGTCAAATTCAACTGCTATAGCCATATTGCGATTAAATTTTTTCCAAGGTAATACTTCTTCATTTTTTTTTATATAAATTAAGTATTCACCATCTCCAGCGTCTCCAATTATATCACATATAGTATGTCCACCATAAACCTCTTGACCAACAGAATAATGCATAGCATCATTTTTATAGTCAGAACCTATGCTTATTTTTCTTATTACACTAGACATTTTCTTTTTCTAATTCTTCTTTTTTTATCTCAGTGTAAGAACCATCTTCAAGATTTATGTTTATTTGACCGTATTCTTTTTCTAGTTCCGCTTTATACTCAGCAACAGTCTCATTTAATGATGCAATTTCATGAAGCAATGCGTGTTTTCTAGTTTCTACAAAACCTATTTCATTTAAAATTTCTGCTGTTTTTTGTTGTTGTTGCTGTATTTTTTTTAATTGTTCTTCTTTAATTTTCATTTTATTAAATTTAATTTGTAATTATTGTTAATAATAGTATCACTTACATTAGTCTAAATCTACTATTTCTACAGTATAACCTAAAGCTTCTAGTTGAGATTTAACTCCTTCATGACCAGCCATTAACGATTGCTCAGCTGGAGCTACTATATCTACATTATAATTAGTGTTGAAATTATCTAATCTTAATGTTGATCCTGCTTCAGCTTCATATAAAGCTTGAGAAGCATAGTTATACAAACCAGCGTTCATAGACGCTCCGTTTTTTGGTAATCCAAACTCTAGTCTAGAGTAGATCTCAGATAGTTCAGTAGCAGTTCCACTTACTACTAATTTAGCGTCTCCGCTTGCTGTTATTTTTAAAGCCATTATTGTTTTTTATTTTATGATGTTGATTTAAGCACACTTGTTATAACTGGAGATCCAGTATAAAGTGTACCTGATTTTACTATTGTTATTTCATAGAAAGGAAAACCTGAGCTTTCGCCTCCAGCACCTAATCCTAATCTTGGTGACCATATTCTTAATTTCATACATTCATCGTCTGTAAAGTCAAAATCTAAAGTACTTATTGATGTTGCTCCAGATTGATTTAAGTCGACAGTTGTTGTTCTAGCGGATGAAGCTCCACCTTCGTAGTTGGTGTAGTTTACATGATAAGTAGAAGAAGTACTTGAAGCATAATTAGTTATTTCTAATTCAATATCATCACTTGTGCTATCATCCAACCATAGCCTAACTATATTATCGTCATACAAGTCTACATCACCACCATTAGTGTTCTCTACACTTATAGTAGGAGAATAACCACCACCACTGCTAGCAGTTTGCCAAGTACCATTACCGTTAGCGTCTGCAGTTAATACTTTGCCATTAACGTTTGTAGCTGACCTTAATCTAAACGTACCATCAATATCTACTGTAGCAGTAGGTGACGTGTTAGCATTACCAAAACCAAAATTACCTGTTCCAGTTATATAAGAATTACCATCATGAGCTATTAAAAAATCAGGAGTAGTATTATTGGACATATATACTCCAAAAGCATTAGCGGTAGATGGAGTAGTTAAGCCAGTTCCACTAGCGTCTAAAGTTATAGAGTTAGCTCCCGTTGGTTGAGCTCTTTGACCTATAGCAATAGCATTTAATCCTTTTGCTTTAGCTTGACTACCTACAGCGACGCCTCCGCTAGCTGTACCTAAAGAACCATCTCCTATTACCACACATCCTTGATTGCCAGTTCCAGTTATATTAGCATCTTTACCTATTATAACATTAAACGAGTTTGAAGAAGTTGTATCTGTAGCACCACCACCTATAACAACATTGTTTGGAGTACTGCTAACGGCAGATTTACCTATCGCGATAGCACCATCCTCTCTTACTGTTAACATATCTGTATTATCAGATTGTTGTACTCTAAAAGCATAAACACTAGTTGACGTAGTAGACCTACCTACAACACCTAATCTAGCGCTTATACTGTATGATGTGCCAGTGCTGTCACCTATAGTTAAAAATCCAGAAGTTGTACCTGTAATATAAGTATTAGCATATAATAAAAGGTAATTTGCTTGAAGTCTTGTGCTATAACTATTTATTGTAAATGCTCCTTGTTGGGGAGTGTATATTTTACCGGTTGGTAATACGTATACACTATTTATATAAAATCTAGAATTATTACTTAAATTAAAAGTTATATTACTAGTACCTGTAGTTGTTATTGTTCTATTTGTATTAGCTATTGTGCCATCAGCAGTGTATATATTATCACCACCACCTCCAGCGTCTGTCCAATCAGTTCCATTGTAAAACTGTAATTTATTATCTGTAGTATTATAAAGAGTTAAACCTGTAGCGAAAGTTCCACTATTAATAGCGTCTCTTTGAGTAGTTGTCATTCTAGGAGGTAAAAAACCTTTAGTTGAACTAACACAAGTAAGCATTGATGATGCATCTTGAGCAACGTGAAAACCTGCTTGATTAGTAAAAACTAAACCTGCGCTAGCACCATATTCAAATGTACGGTAATATCCACCATAAACATTAATTTTACCTGTAGATCCAGAAACAACGCTTGCGCTAAATAAAGGATCTCCACTAACATTATTTAGCTTTACAGTTCCACCGCTACTAGACGCTGTTGTTATTTGATTAGCATTATAACCTAGTCTTACAGTTCTATCATCTAACGCTTTTATAATATCATTACCACTACTATCCTCAACAAGAAGTGCTGTTGTAGCATTTGTAGCGCCTGCACCTTTCACGTGAAGTCTAGCGCCTATAGTAGTATTATTTCCTATACCTACATTGCTACTTCCGTCAACGTATATTTCAGTAGTTGTTGTTCCAGCTGTACCATAGACTCCACCACTATGTTTACCTATTTGTAACGTACCATTAGCAGTTCCTCTTAAAAATTTACCAAAGTCATTGCCAGACTTACCCATTTGAATCATAGAAGCGCTGCTGCCACCACCACCAAGCATCGCTATAGTAGTATTAGTATTATTACCAAAGTTTGTAGTTGTACTTGCTATTATTTGACCAGTAGATCCAGCTTTTAAAACTAGATCTTGAGAAACTCCAGAGCTCAAACTAGAACCACCTGTGCCAGCTGTAAAAGTATAACCTCTATTAGAATTAAAATGCACTTGAGGAGCTGAAGAGCCACCATAATTACTACCATGAGCAATTATATCTAAATCTGTATTTAAACTTCCACTACTAGAACCACCTCTAAGTCTTAGTTGTGCTCCACTGTTATTGCTGTAAGCAGCGTCTACTCTTTCATTTTCTATTTGCAAGAAAACTGGGCCTGCTCCAGCAGCTCCAGAATTACCTTTGAAATTAACTGAGTAAGGTACGTTTCCGTTATTAGCTATAGTTACAGTTCTGTTTTCACTTATTGAACCATCAGCTGTATAAATACTAGCACCTCCTCCAGCTGAGTTCCAACTAGTACCATTGTAAAATTGTAATTCGTTGTCTGTAGTACTATACAAGGTAAGTCCAGTGGCTGGCGAGCTAATAGCATCTCTCTGTGTGTTATTCATCCTAGGAGGTAACATACCTTTTGTAGTAGAAGTAACAGTAAGTGCAGCACTTGCAACATTAGAAGCTGTACCAGTTGGATTTATAGCTACACCGCTTCCAGCTACTACAGTAAATCTTGTAAAGTTATTACTATTAACATTTAAAAATCCAGTACTTCCAGCAGTCCTACCCATTGTAACTGTATAAGCTCCACCTTGCTGTATTCTAAAAGCTGTAGCAGAAGTAGATGTATCTACTGTAACTTGATTTTTAAAACGAGTTGATCCATTTACTATTAATGTTTCAGTATCAGAAGTTAGTGTTCCTATCTGTACTTGTCTATTATCTTTTAAGTTTAAAATATCATCCCCATTGTTATTTTCAACTAAAAAAGAAGTAGTAGCGTCTGTAGTTCCTTGACCTTTAACATGAAGTTTAGCAGAAGGTGTGCTAGTAGCTGTACCAATGCCTACTTCACCGGTACCGTGAAACGCGGTAGTGTAACCATTGCCGTTATGAGTAGCAAAAGTTATATTAGAACTAGGGTTGTTAGCTCTAACTAATAAACCATAACCAGTGCTACTTTCATTCATTATTCTAGCCACCCAGTTACCAGCTACAGTTGCTCTTGTTTCAAAAGTATAAAGTGGAGATGCTAATCCAACGCCGACTTTGCCGTTAGTAAAACCTAAGTTATACGTACCTAAACCAACACTAGCGTTAGCGGTTAAATCACCGTTTAAAACAAAATTAGTTAACTGATCTTGAGTATATCTAGTATTAGTAGTGCCATCATATCCTACTACAAATGTTGTGCCTGTAGCGGCTTGTGCTGTAAAGTCTGAAAATTTAGTTGCCATATTACGGTGCGTCTTCTGTTACAAGCTGAGAATTGTTTTCAGCTTTTATTAAAATTCCTATTTCTGTTATAATATCAAATGGGCTTCCTGGATCAGGTCTTATAGAATCACCTGGAGGAACCATTCGTTCGGGTATGATATTTACTATTCCTATAAACATATTATTTAGGTTTATATTTTAAAGATTCTGGAGAAAATATTTCTGTTAAATTTTCTGCTTGCCACTGGTAAAAACCAGGTTCCTTGTAGCTGTCAACCCATTGCTCAAGCTCTTGCTCGGTTTTAAATTCTTTTATTTTGTTGTCTTCAACAAGAGCTCCACCATCAGCGCCAAAACCTAATCTATATACAGTCTTATTTAAATCATACACCACGTACCATTCTTTTATTACTGGGCTGTATAGATTTGATGGATAACAATATCTATTGTCTAAACCTGTTTCAACTGCTTCTTTATAATATCCATCACCAAATAAATTGTTTATATTGGTTTGAAGATCCTCTTCAGTCTCAAAACACTCAAAAGACAAGCTTGTAGTAACTGATGAGTTTACAGCACAGTTACCTAATAAAACTATATCTCCATCTCTGATAATATAAAACCATTGTTCAAAAGCGTTATTTAAAGATTGCATGTCATTAATTATGTAGATCCAACAAAATCACCATCAACTATTGACCAACCTCTATCAACTAAAGTTTTAGCCGCTATACCCCCAGGTCCGGCTAACACGTTGCAGGCATCCGCCCCTTGTGGTGAAAGATTACCAGCTATATTATCTATGTCTGATTCTATAGTATCATTAGTAGAAGTTGTAGTACTTATGGCTGTTATATCA